ACTAGAAATGAACTGATAATTTATTGCTTCTATCAACAGAATATCGATTTCCTATATCGATTGATTCCCAATCGATATGCATAGTAAATTATCGCATGTACAGAACAGCTACCTTTCTTTCTTTCGGTACAATGGTGGCTATTGGATCCGGCGATCTCAAAACAGTAGTTCTCACGTATAGTCAATTCAGCGATAAAACGCACAACAGAACAATTGGAGCACTCAGGCCTTTGTAAATAGTAATTCACGCGACATTACGCGACTTTCTGCCGACGTCGACTTTCCCTCACCTTCTCTCCCGTTCATGGCAGCGAGCCCCATGTGCGCTCTGGTCAAGCTGCCCGTTGACGGAGCAACGGCTCCTAGGGAGGGAGTCATGTGACAACATGGAAAGTTGAGTCGGCAGAAAACCCAACACTGAGCCTCCAATTGAAATCGGTAAAAATTTAGGACAAAAGTAGATGTATTTGTAGTCCAAGTCTTCAGATTCGAAATTGTAATTGTAGGCCAAATAAGCGGACCGATCAATAGCCAGACTGTAGGGGCCTATGATGTAGAAGTCATCGCCGGGAAACACCACCATGACTGCTTTTGTCAAATCGTAAGTGGAACACAACACCATCAAGAGCACAAGAGAATTCCCAAGAAAAGTGGAAGCGTCGCCCGACTTACGGTGCCAACGAACTCGGAACATTATCCCCAACCCCCTGTCAATCAATATAGTATCCTCATGCACCCTCAACCAAAGCTCTGCTAATTGAGGGGGAAAGCCGAACAACATGAGTACTTTTTGTTCAGCTCTCAATACTTTTTCTTGTTGCGATTTGTCAAATTTCCTTATGTCTGATTCTTTTACGTGTCCTACGTAATCTTTTGAGAAAAGCTCCTCGGAAAAAGTCCTTGTCAGTCTATCTGCGAAATCATCTGGTGACATATCTGTAAACAAAACGAAACGCGGATCCAAAATAGCCAACAAGCGTTTCTTTACTTCTCTCATTAAAGGACAGAATATAGCATTTATGAATTTTTCGTGGTACGCTATGGTTTGCAAGGCGGTGTATTCGTCAATTGCCTCTTCAGTAAGTGGAGGTTTTGGTCTAGATTTAATCATGTAGGAATAGTGGTTTAATGCCCACTCATACAAACTTGATGGATTCTCTGGAAGGATCATGTTTTCGACTCCGGGTGGTTGTGAGTCCAACCATTCTCGAATCTGCGCCGAATTTAGCACAGTTTGGTCCTCTCGAAACTGTCTCAGCAAATCCAATCTTGACTTGTCCACCGCTGTGTTTACAAAGTTTTTTACCAAAACACTCGCTTCTTGGTCAATAGCGGAATCCAGAGCCAATTCCGGTACCGCGCCGTTGCGCTTTTGAAAGGCAAGTAAGACCTCATTTAGGGAATTTTCCCTTTTTGATTGAATGGATGTCAACAGAGAGGGCCTTTTCTTATCATATAACTGTGCCCTAGGTACCCAACCTTTTCCCCCAAAACTGGCATTTTCCAAAACATATGATTTAGTGGAATTTTCGCAAAGGTATTGGTCGAAATCATGGATCTCAGCTGATCTTCCAGGAAAAAGATCGTCAAAATATGTCTGCAGTAACGTGACCGGGCTTGAAACAAGCGAGTGGTTCCTTGAAGGGTTCCGAAATTTTTGTCGACGGGAGGTCCTCTTCCCCGCAATCGATTATGGCCGCTCTGAAAGAGACATCGTGACAGTCCCATGATTGAAGAATAGCTTCGTCTCTCTGAATTTCAAGCATTCCTCCTTTCAACGACCCAACGGCGGAGTTGAGTGTGGTTTCGTCTATGTGGTGGGTTAATAATCTTGCGAGATCGTCTTCTACGACCGTGTAGTATATTAACTCTTTCTTATGTCTTGTAATCCCCACCACCTGATGTTCTTCACTCTTGCAGATCTGTTCGTTAGGTAGCGATGATAGTCTCACGATCCAGACGACCGCACTTTCCTGACCCTAAAATTCATGGATAGTTACTGCGTTCAAATGCTTCAACTCCTTCTTTTCGGACTGTTTGAAGCACAAGACTTGGACATTCGGTCCCGGCGCCGGCAGTTCGTGTAATGACGAAATCTTCGTCACCTTAATTGACCTCATACATCTGTTTGTAGTTTTATTTTTTCATTGCCCACGAAATCTTTATAAAAATATCTCGTGAGTACGACAGCAATGTCCGCAGGGACTCTGTGGGAATTGGTTAAGAATTCTATGTCTTTGTTGGCCATGTCAGAAATTTTTGAATAGTGGAGTTTCACTTCTGCGATTCTCGCGATAAATGGAATCTGCTTGAGATCGCCCAGACAAATCATCTCATCGATGTCCAATTCCTGTGCCCTTGCCATCACCTCTCCCGCATGTGCCATTATTACCTCATCAACGAAGACCCTGGTGGGTTGATTTTTCATGTGTGTCATGGTGTTATCTCCTTTGATCAAAATTGATCCAATAGTCCTCACCATGTCTTTGTCGCCTTTGATTTTCTTTATCACGTCACTCTTCCCGAGTCTTGTTGCGGTCCAAACTTTTTCGTGAGGCAATCTTGCTTTCGCAATGTACGTAGATTTACCGCATCCTGGCACGCCCAACACAAACCGCAATTTAGGCAATCTCGTTGGCAATGTGATGTTCTTAAGGGCCGAATAAAATTGCCTTTCCAACATTCTTTCGGTGTCACAGTTAACGATCAGGTAATCGGAATTGGTAGTCGTTGTTAGCTTCATTTTGTTTTCGAAGCAAACCAACTTTTCGCCATCGTAAGCAAATCGATGATCTCTCGCAAGTGGTGACAAAAGAAATACACCGGTCTTCACCAAATAAAGCCCATAATCCTTGTTTGAAGATCTCAAGAGTCTGGTTGTTTCAGTGTTTAACAATTTTCCGGAATTTGGAGTACGTATGGTCATTGCTTTCCTTACGGCCTGGTACATGACACTCAGATTCTCCATGACGACGGCGTCAGAAACACGTGCCAACTCAGCCCTTTCTATGATTGCATTTCTAACAAATGTCAGATCGCCATTTCCGCTCTCGAAAGGTGGATTAAACGCACGGAAGATTCGCTTATCGGCAACACTCAAAGGCGCATAAACATCACCAGGGGAACTTACACCGAGTGCCGTGTTAAAAGACACGAACTGAGTAGAATCGGTAAATTAATAATTCGAAAGACGGTCGCCCCGTAGTCCAGTGGCTTGGACATCCGCTTTCGGAGCAAGGGGTCCCGGGATCGTAACTTGTACTGGGCGATTAAAATTTTGGCAAAATAATCATTTTCGGCCGAAGGAAGGAAAAGGCTACTTTTCTTTCTTTCGGTACATTACGTACCGAACAGACCTTAGCCCCAGTGCCTAACGGTACAATTGCAGTTGAAAGATTCGACAATCGAATCTTCCACGAGTGGCGGTTTGAGCCGTGAGTAGGCGTGTCCAGCCGTCAGGATTGTGTCTCTGATTGGCTGAGTGCACTCGTTGCCGCAACAGGCCTTCAGGATTGCTGGGTGCCGCTTGGCCTCCGCAGACCAGACGGTCAGTGGTTGCGGGTGCTGCTTGGGCTCCTCGGATCAGACGGTCAGTGGTTGCGGGTGCCGCTTGGCACTCTACCAATCAGAGATGCGATCGCCACAGCTGGGTCCGCCCATCAACGGCTCAAGCCCCCGAGAAGGATTCAATTGTTGAACATTTCGGGCCGGCCGTGTCCGCCTTGTCAGTGGTTGAGGCGTCGTCTGATACGGCCTTTACCGTAGGTTTTTTGAGTGACGTTCGTTTCTCAATTGATGTACGTTACACATCCAACGTCACTCGCGTTAGCCCTGTGACTCGACTGCTCTTGGCTAGTTGTTCTAAGTGACTTTGCTCTTATCAAAAGTTGCGTCCAGAGCCACAAAGATTGATAACCGTATCCTGTTAAAACTCTCCGATAAATGCGACGGAACTTCGGCTACAGATTTC